TAGCGCCTCAAGGTCAACAATCAACTTCACAAACTTGAGATGCATAGTTAATGAAAGGAGAACGGGGGATCAACACCGAAGTCCTCCGTTTTTTATCTATGGATTTTAATAAATTAATTCAAAATGATGTCATTTTGGATCAATATCTCAAAACTATTTTAAGCATTTATTTTACAGATGTTAATTTTGATAATCCTAGACACTATCATATTCGTTGCAATGTGTGTGGAGATTCAAAAAAATCAAAATATAAAAAACGTGGTTATATTTTGAAAGATAAACAGCCATGGATATACTATTGTCATAATTGTGGATATAAAAAACCTGTTACGTTGTGGATGAAAGAATATTTTCCTTTAGAATATAAACAATATATTAAAGACATATTACAGCCTACAAAAAAGAGGATAGTCAATAAGAATACTATAACCAAAACTACTATAAACTATGATGAATTAAAAGATATACGGTTTTTTGTACCTATCCTTAAAGGATCTGGTCAGCTTTTTGAATTAGCTATAAAACAATGTGAACAACGATTGATTCCAAAAGATGTTTGGTTAAAATGGTATATTGCAACAGGTGGACGATTTAAGAATAGGTTAATAATACCATTTTATGATTGTAAAGAACGAATATATTATTATCAAGGAAGACATATATTCGAAACACTGATGCCTAAATATTTGTCGAGAGAAGGATATGGGCTTAATAGTGTATATAATTATTATCTAGTTGATGAAAATAAACCTGTCAGCATTCTTGAAGGCCCCATTGATTCTTTGTATATCGAAAATGCTGTTGGAATGACAGGTCTTAAATTAGATTTAAAAGAACTGAATAAATTCAAGAATCGATATTTTATTTTAGATGGTGATAAAAGTGGAAATGAACGAGCAATACAATTGTTAGAGAGAAATGAATATGTATTTTGTTGGAAAAAATATATACATGACATTGTGTTACCATCAAGAGAAAAATGGGATATCAATGACGTAATTATATATACCAACAGAACAACTAAATTTACATATGATGAACTTAAACCATATTTAACTAATAGTATACTTGATAAGGCTCTATTTGTATGATAAGTGCCGATAGTTATGACAATCCATGGACATTTGATGATACTCCTATAACCAGTAGTGATATTGGTGATTATTATGGATTTGTATATTTAATAACTAATCTCAAAACAAATGAAATGTATGTGGGTCGAAAATATTTTTGGAAACTGCGAAAACCTAAGACTAAGGATAAAAAAAGACGAGTTAAATCTGAAAGTGATTGGAAAGATTATTATGGTTCATGTAAACGATTATTAGAAGCTATTGCTGACTTAGGAAAACAAAACTTTCGACGAGAGATTATTTCTTTACATAAGACTAAGGGAGATGTTAATTATAGTGAAATTAAAGAACAGTTTAAACGAGATGTGTTGGAAAAAAGAGACAATAATAGAAAAGTATTTTATAATGATAATATAATGTCAAGATATTTTATTGTTAATAATGATTCGAATAGAAAAATAAGTCAAAAACTTAAATGTCCACCTATTATGTAGATCTTTTAGATGCAACATATAAATTTGAACTTGGAGATGTGGATTTAGCAACCATAGAAATAGGTTCAAATAAATTTTATGTTGTACAAGATTATATAAATTTAGCAATAGATATTCTGCATGATTATACAAAAAAGTTAGCTCTTCTTAATTATACTCATAAAGACGAAGGAATAAGAAAATTGTGTAGTTTTATATTGAGCATATGAGACACGAACGTATTGAATTTATATATTATGGTGCCAAAATATCTGTAGATTACGAAGTTAAGGATAATATCTTTGTTATTGACGAGCATTGTGGTTCAGATTTTGTTTGTCTTGATATAGATGGAAAGAATTTTGCAATGCTTCGACATAACATGTTTTTAGTAAATGAAATTATTAAAGATAATTCTCAAGTAATTCTTAATCTACGAAATCCAGATTTTGGAATACGAGAACTGTGTAAATATAAAGCAGGATTATCATACCAACAATCCATTGTTTTAAATTCTCGATCACTAAAGGTTGATACCAATGTCTAAAGTTTTGATTATTGATGGCAACAACATGGCATATCGAACAGTTTTTGCAGTTATATATAGTCATCCAGAAGATAATGATAAATTCTATCGTTGGCGACAAGCAATGACAACGAGTGTATTATCTACCATTCGTCAATTTACTCCTGATCGAGTGATAATAGCATTTGATAGTGGAAAATGTTGGAGACAAGATGTTTTTCCACAATATAAAGAACGTAGGGATGCCTATAAAGAAACTGCCAAAGTTGACTTTAATAAATTTAAGCCTATTTTTAAGGAATATATTAATACGTTTAAGATAATATTTTCAAATATTATTAATCTTCAAATAGAAAATGTAGAAGCGGATGATATTATTGCAGTTATTTCCAAAAAACATGCAATTGAATTGAGTGATGAAGTTATAGTTGTGTCTGGTGATAAGGATATGAGACAATTACTTTCAATCAAAAATATAAAGCAATATGATCCTATGCAAAACAAATTCATTGAAATTATAGATCCTAAACAGGAATTAACTCTTAAAGTATTAACTGGTGACAGGGGGGATGATGTTCCTCCAATTAAACGTGGAGTTGGTATCAAAACTGCTCAAAAAATTATTAATGAGGGATTAGATACTTATTTAAATCGACCAGAAAATGTTCTTATTAAATCAAATTATGAAAGAAACTTGAAACTCATAGATTTTCAATATATTCCACCGGACATTCAAGCAACCATTATAAATACGTACAACAATTATTCAATAACTGATATAAATGGAACTGATGTGTGGGGATTTTTCTCAAAAAATAAAATGGAATATATATTACGTGACTGGCAACAATATCGACCGTTTGTAGAGAAATTAAAGTAGGTGAATCTTGTTTAAAACTGGTACATATGTAGTTGTTAACAAAGAAAAATATTTAGGTAAAACCAACCCTCATTACAGATCAATGTATGAAATGAGGATGATGAGTTATCTTGATTTAAATAAAAACGTTCTTCATTGGAAATATGAAAACATTGCAATTCCTTATTTTTATCCCATCGATGGACAGGTTCATAATTATATAATTGATTTTTGGTGTGAAATTATTAATAGAGATAATGTCATACAACAATATCTAGTTGAAGTTAAACCAAGTAAAGAATGTAAAGTTCCTTCTTCTCCTAAACGTAATACAGCCAGATCACGTTCTCGATATGTTGCTGAAGCTACTACATTTGTTAAAAATCAATGTAAATGGAAAGCTGCTGAATTATATTGTCAACAAAAGGGATGGAAATTTATAAAAATAACGGAAAAAGATTTGTTTAATAGATAAAGGAGATAATTTATGGCATACACGTATGAAGAAGCTAAAAAAGACTGTCTTAATTTTTTTAATAATGATGAACTTGCGACTGATGTATTTCTTAAAAAGTATGCTGTAATGAACAATGATGGATTATATGAAGAAAAAATTCCATCTGACATGTGGAAAAGAATGGCAAAAGCAGCAGCACATATAGAAAAAGATAAAGAAAAATGGGAGAAAGAATTTTATGAAATATTTAGTAACTTCCACGTTATTCCGGGCGGCTCAATTATGTTTGCGTTGGGTAACAAGTATGCCAGAAGCAGTTTATCCAATTGTTTTGTTATGGATTTGGATGATTCTCTTGAAGATATTTTTGATACTGCCAAACGAATGGCTCGAACGTATAGTTACAGGGGTGGGTGTGGGATAGATATTTCAAAACTCAGACCAGTAAATGCTCAAGTTAGTAATGCTGCAAAAACGTCAAGCGGTTCCATTAGTTTTATGGAATTGTATTCATATGTGACTCGTCTTATAGGAATGCATGGTAGACGTGGAGCTTTGATGATTTCTATGTCAATTGATCATCCAGATATTGAACAATTTATAAAAGAAAAAAGAAATAAAGATAGGATAACTGGAGCAAATTTATCAGTCCGATTAACGAACAAATTTATGAAAGCTGTTGAAAAAAACGAAGAATGGATTACACAATTTAATACAAAACATGAAGTTGTTGAGCGTAAATGGAAAGCAAGAGAATTATGGAATTTAATAATTGACTCAGCTACAAAATATGCAGAACCCGGCATTTTATTTTGGGATAATATTAAAAAATATAATCCATCAGAGGCATATATTGAAGATGGATATGGTGTGTGTGGGGTTAACCCCTGCAGTGAGTTGTCATTATCCAAGAACGAAGCATGTTTATTAGTTTCAATAAATTTGGCAAAATATACAATTAACGATTTCACTGATAAAGCATTCTTTGATTTTAATAAATTTACGCATGATGCTATAGTTGCGACAAGGTTTGCTGATAACTGTAAAACAATTGATGCTGATTTAGTTCCCCTTAAAGAACAAAAAGCTGTAGCATTAGCTCTTCGGCGTATTGGTATGGGAATTACTGGACTTGCAGACTGTTTAGCTAATCTTAGAATAAAATATGATTCAGATGATGCTATTAAATTTATTGATAAGTTATTCAAAACATATACAAAAACAGTTTATCAAGCTTCGGTTGATTTAGGTAAAGAAAAAGGTGTATTTCCGGTATTTGATGCTAAGAAAGAAAAAGGTCATTATTTTCTGGAAAAGATAGGTTTTGCTGGAGTTGCAAGAAGAAATGTGGCTTGTTTAACAGTTGCTCCAACAGGAAGTGTATCCGTATTAGCTCAATGTTCATCGGGTATAGAACCAGTATTCAGAAATGTATATTCTCGTCGTGTTAAACTTAATCCTAATATGAAAGTTGATGAGCATAATAAAGTAGTTGAAGATGATTTTGGTGATAAATGGATTGAATATTCGGTATATCACCACAATGTTAAAAAATATATTGAATTAATGAAAACTGATAAATTACCAGATTTCTTTGTAACAGCAGATAAGATCAACTGGAAGAAACGAGTTGAAGTTCAGGGTATTATTTCTCAACGAATAGATCATTCTATTTCGAGTACTGTTAATTTACCTGAAGGAACTGCTAATTCAGTTGTAAGTGACATATATAAAGCAGCATATGAGAATGATTGTAAGGGAATAACTGTTTATGTAGCTGGAAGTCGTGAAGATATTCTCATAAGTGAAGAACCACCAGATGATGAAGAAAACAATAGTATAAAACGTCCAAAACGATTACCATGTGACATATATAAGATAACTGCCGATGGAAATAAATGGGTTGTGTTTATTGGGTTAATGAATGGAAAACCATATGAAGTATTCTGTGGCAGACCTAATAAGATTGAGATTGATGATAAGACAGTTCGGGGGTATATTGAGAAGGAAGGTCGTGGTAATTATTCAGTTCATATAGGTACTGATCAGATTCTTAAAGATATTCATGCTATATTTACTGATACACAAGGAGTTATTACACGGCTTATATCGACAAGTTTACGACATAATGTACATGTTAAATATGTAGTTCAGCAGTTAGAAAAGGCTGACGGTTCATTATTTTCATTTAATAAAGCAATTGCTAGAGTATTAAAAAAATATATAGTAGATGGTGAAGTTGAAAATGGAACAACATGTCCTAATTGTGGTCAGGATGCTTTAATTAGGGAAGAAGGGTGCGTAAAATGTAGTAATTGTGGTCACTCCAAATGTTATTGAAAGCATACCATGAATAACTATGAATATTTTGAACACAGACAATGCGAATATTTTCCATGTCATGATTCAGATGAACTCAATTGTCTTTTTTGTTTTTGTCCTCTTTTTCATTTAAAAGATTGTGGTGGGGATTATATTATTAATAAAAAGGGAATTAAAGATTGTCATTGGTGCTCATTTC